GTCGGCGAGCGCGGGCCGGAGCTGTTCGTGCCGACAAGCGCGGGGCGGGTGGAGGCATCGGCGCCGGCGCCGGCGCGCGCGGTGACCATATCGATCAGCGTGCAGGCGGGGACGGGCGAGGCGCCGGCGGCGCTCCAGCGATCGAGCAGGCAGGTCGCGCGCGCGGTGAAGGCGGCGCTGGCGGGGGCATAGGCTCCGCGTCGAACAGGATGTGGGGGAGAGGGTGATGGCGTTCTGGCTCTGCGACGGGCGCACGGTGCAGGAGGCGGGCGTCGTCTCGCGCTTCGATCCGCGCTTCTGGACGGTGAACTTCCCGCGCCCGATGATGGCGGCGGTGACGACAACGGCGCCCGACGCGCTGAGGATCGATGCGGTATTCTACCAGCGCGACGATCTCGCCGGGCTGATCTGGGAAGCGGAGGATCGCTGGGATCACCCGCTGCTGGCCTATGAGACGGCACGCGACTTCCGGGGCTGCCGATTGGCGTTCCGGTGGCGATCGTCGGGCGTCCGCGCGCTCGATGCGGTTGATGGCCCGACGCTGACGATCGAGGGGCGCGATGCGGGCGGACAGCCGCGCGCCTGGTATGTGCGATTGTGGAATTATGCGAGCGGATCGCCCGAGGACGCGGCCGTCGCGATCGACTTCGCGCGCGTCGACGGCGGGTTCCTGCTGCCGGGCGAGGCGGACCCGGTGTGGGCGGGCGATGTCGATCGGATGTTCGTCTCGCTGGTCGCGCCGGGGTACGATCGGAGCGGCGGCGTGCTGGCCGAGCCGGCCGAGGGCTGGGTCGAGCTGACTGACATCGCCTGCGACGGCGCGGGATCGGTGCTGGCGATCGGCGACGTGGTGGTGCCCGAACACGCACTCGGCATCGCGACCGGTTATGACGACGCCTACAATCTCACGCCCGCGCGCGTGCTGCGGGGAGCGCTGCAGCTCGGTTACCGGGGTGCGATCAACCATTATGTCGGCATGAGCCACCATTTCCGGCTCGAGGCCCACGGGGCGGGTGACGACGACGGTTTCTACGTGTCCCTGCGCGGCGGCGTGCTCAACGTCGCGGCGACGGCGTGGCACCGTGATTTCGCCGATCGGGCCAAGGCGCTCGGCTATGAGCTGATCTGGTCGGTGAGCTACGAGCTGCTCGATCGGCATTGCTGGGGCGACTGGAAGCAGCGCGCCGCCGACGGCTCGCCGGCGCTGACGGGGTGGGAGCCGCCGTCGACGCTGCTGAGCCCCGCGCAGCCGCAAGCGATGGGCTATCTGCGTCAGGTGGCGGCGGCGTTCGTGGCCATCGGCGTGGCGGCGGGGCTGACCGCGCGATTCCAGATCGGCGAGCCGTGGTGGTGGATCATGCCGGACGGGCGGCCATGCTGGTATGACGCGGCTGCCGTCGCCGCGTTCGCGCCGGTGCCGATCGCCAACGTGCGCGGCGCGCAGGGCGCGGCGCAACGCGCGACGATGGACCGGGCGGGCGCGTGCCTGGCGGCGTCGAGCGCGGCGATGGTCGCGGCGGTGCGCGCGGTGGCACCGGATGCGGTGACGCACCTGCTGACCTATTTGCCGACCGTGCTCGACGCACGCGCGCCCGAGCTCCGGCGCGCGAACCTGCCGATCGGATGGGCCAGGCCGGCGTTCGATGTGCTCCAGCTGGAGGATTACGACTGGGTCACCGGCGGCGATACCGGGGCGAGCACGCGCGGGGCGGCCGTGGCGACGGCGCGGCTCGGCTACCCGCCCGACGCGCAGCATTACCTGTCGGGTTTCGTGCTGCGGCCCGAGCAGCGCGCCGAGTGGGCGCGGATCGCGGCGGCGGTGACGGCGGCGCGCGGGCGCGGCGTGGCGCAGGCGTTCGTGTGGGCGCTGCCGCAGGTGATCCGCGACGGTTTCGTGTGGTGGGACGGGGAGAACGAGATGCAGGCGTTCGACGATGTGGAGTTCCCGCTGGCCCTGGGCCGTGAGGCGGAGGTGGCGCCGGCCTTTTCGACCGCGATCCTGACGGCGGCGGGCGGCGCGGAGGTGCGGGTGGCGAGCTGGGCGGAGGCGCGGGCGAGCTTTGATGTCGGGCCGGGGGTGCGCAGCGAGGCGGACATCGCCGAGCTGCTGGCGTTCTTTCGCGCGCGGATGGGGCCGGCGCGCGCGTTCCGGTTGCGCGATCCGTTCGACTGGCAGGGCGTGGACGAGGCGATCGGGACCGGCGACGGCGCGACCACGCGGTTCGCGCTGGTGCGCTGCTATGGCGAAAACAGCCGTCGGATCACCCGGCCGGTGGCGGGCAGCGTGACGGTGACGATCGACGGGGTCGCGACGGCGGCGTGGACGATCGAGCCGGGCGGATGGGTGACGCTCGACGCGGCGCCGGCGGCCGGCGCGGTCGTGCGGGCGAGCTTCATCTTCGACGTGCCCGTGCGTTTCGCCGAAGACAGGTTGAGCGTGTCGCGATCGACCTTCCTGGCCGGCGAGGCGGCGAGCGTGCCGCTGGTCGAGGTGCGCGAGTCCCTCCCATGAAAGTGGTACTTCCATGGAGACCCAGGGCATGAGCTGGCTGGAGGAGGAACTCGTCACGCCGGCGCTGTGCTGGCGGATGGAGCGGCGCGACGGGGTGGCGATCGGGCTGACCGGGCACGACCGCGACCTGGTGATCGACGGCCTGACCTACCGGGCGGCGCCGGGGATGGTGCCCTCGGCGGTGACGCGCAGCGACGGGCTCGACGCCGATACGATGCAGGTGGCGGGCGCGCTGACGGCGGCGGCGGTGACGGAGGGCGACCTGCTCGCCGGCCGGTGGGACGGGGCGCGGGTGGTGCTGTTCGCGATCGACTGGACCGATCCCGGCATCGTGCAGGAACTGGGGCGCGGCACGATCGGCGCGGTTGAGCTGACCGACGATGGCTTCAGCGCCGAGCTGCAAGGCGTGGCGGCGGCGCTGGCCGCGCCCGTCGTCGAGCTGACCTCGGCCGAGTGCCGCGCCGAATTGGGCGACGCGCGCTGCCGGGTGGCGATGGCCGGGCGGCGGCGGTTCGCGCGGGTGGTGGCGTGCGCCGACCGGCTGGTGACGCTCGATATCGCCGAGCCGTCCGCCAACGCTTATGGCGGCGGGCTGCTGCGCTGGTTCGGCGGCGCGAATGGCGGGCTGGCGAGCGCGGTGGCGGCATCGGACGGTGACGGTGTGACGCTGCGCGCGGCACCCGCCTTCGCGGTTGAGACCGGGGTGCTCGTCGAATTGGTCGAGGGCTGCGACAAGGGTTTCGCGACCTGTGCGGCGCGGTTCGCGAACGCGGCGAACTTTCGCGGCGAGCCGTTCCTGCCGGGAATCGACCTGTTGACCCGGTACCCCGGCGCATGATCGCCGTGGAGCGCGCGCGCGTGGCGGTGGGCGCGCGATTCCGGCTCGGCGGGCGCGATCCGGCGTGGGGGCTCGATTGCGTGGGGCTGGTCGCCTGGGCGCACGCGCTGGCGGACGTGCCGGCCGATTACGGCCTGCGCGGGGGCGATCCGGCACGGGCGCTGTGCTGGGGCGACGCGCGCTGGCGCCGGGTGCGCGACGCCGCAGCCGGCGACGTGCTGCTGATGCGCGGCGGGCCGGGGCAGTTGCACCTGGCCGTGAGCACGGGCGCGGGGCTGATCCATGCCGATGCGTCGCTCCGGCGCGTGGTCGAGCGGCCGGGCGATCCGGCCTGGCCGATTCTGGCGATCTGGCGAGTGGGGGAGCGGGGCTGATGGCGACCTTGGTATTGGGCGCGGTGGGCGGCGCGGTCGCGGGGCCGATCGGCGCGGCGCTGGGCAGCCTGGCGGGGCATGCGATCGATGCGGCGGTGCTCAAACCCGCCGGCCGGCAGGGGCCGCGATTGGCCAACCTCAAGGTGCAGACCTCGTCCTACGGCACGTCGCTGCCGCGCGTGTTCGGCACGATGCGGGTGGCGGGGTGCGTGATCTGGTCGACGGACCTGATCGAACAGCGCGCGGGATCGGGCGGGGGCAAGGGGCAGCCGTCCACCACGACATACAGCTATGCCGCGTCGTTCGCGGTGGCGCTGTCCGCGCGCGCCGTCGTGCGGGTGGGCCGCATCTGGGCGGACGGCAACCTGCTGCGCGGCGCGGCGGGCGACTGGAAGGCGGCGTTGGGCGCGTTCCGCCTGCACACGGGCGACGAGGATCAGGCCGTCGACCCGCTGCTCGCCTCGGCGGAAGGGACCGTGCCGGCGCATCGCGGCTTGGCTTATGCGGTTTTCGAGCAATTGCAGCTGGCCGATTATGGCAACCGCATCCCGTCGCTCACCTTCGAGGTGGTGGCGGACGATGCGTGCCCGAGCGTCGGGTCGATCGCGGGGGCGCTTGGCGACGGCGGTATCGACGGCGGCGAGGCGGGGATGGCGTTGCCGGGCTTCGTCGCCGATGGCGACAGCGTGCGCGGCGCCGTCGAGATGCTGGGCGAGGCATGCGGCGGCTGGTGGGCGCCGGCGGGCGACGGCGTGCGGTTGGCGGTCGGCACGACGGCGAGCGCGACGGTCGCGGAAACCGGCCCGCGCACGCGCCGGATCGCCTCGATCGACGGCGTGCCCAAGCTGGTGAGCGTGTCGCACTATGATCCGTCGCGCGATTACCAGGCCGGCGTGCAGCGCGCGCGGCGGCCCGG